CTTTGCTGGAGTCCGTCCATCAGAACCGGGGCTCCGTCGTTGACGTCGTAGCAGTCGAAGTGGCTGGTGGCGTATTCGCCGGGCTGCCATTCTCGGATGGAGCCGTGCCACACAACGTGAGCGTCAAGCCACAGGCTGTCTGCGAGTTGGCAGATGTGGACGGAAAGGTCGGACATCAGGTTGTGGAGTGCTTCGTCTGGGGCAAGCAAAACGTTGATTTCTCCTTCTTCTGCTGCCGCCGGCGGGCTCGGAGTCCCGTGTTCTCGGACGAATGCTCGGAGTTCGATGACGCTTTCGGGTTCGATGATGCGTGGGGTGTGGATAAGAGGGTGTCCCATGAGGCCAGTTTATCCACATCTTGTTGATAAATCTGTGGAAAAGAAATCCCGATAGGGGGTTGACGTAGACACGAATAAGCCTCATAATGAAGTCATGAACAACCCAGAGATGATTCCACTCGGCGAGTTTCTTGTTGCGGCAGGAGCGTTCGGCCTCGGCCTTCTGTTCCTCGCATGGCTCACCATTGACGACCTCAAGTACGATCTGGAAGAGGACGACGACTACTGATGGGGGACGTTATCTACGTCTGCTCAACGTGTCACAAGACCACCTCGATCGAACATCGAGACGCGATCCTTTGGGAAAAGGTCGGTGGACACCGGCTTTGCCCTGTCTGCTCATACAAACTGACGCAGGCTACCCGCAAACATCCAAGCAATCGAAAGAATGCTTGACAGGTGTTACACCCCTAGACTAAAGTGAGAAACATGACCTACAGGTATGACATCCAACCCATCCACTACTACGACGACGACACCCCCGACGCTGGCATCGTCAGCACCGAATGGATCGTCATTGACACCGGCAACAGGAACGCCCCAGCCGGATTCGTCTACGCCACTCGTGAGGAAGCACTCGCCAAAGCGAAGGCGATGGGATGAGCAACCTCGGAACCATCATCTACGTCGTCGTGGGACTAAGTTTCACGGCGGTACTCTGGATAGCCCTATTCGCACGGAAGGAAAGCAAGTGAGCAGAACCACCGAACAATGGAAGACGATCTTCCAAGCACGCAACGAGCGTCGCAAGACCTACGACAGAGCCGAAAGAAAGGCCAACAAGGAGATGGGTCGCCATCTGTCTCGCAAGATGTGGGACAAATCGACCGGGGCTCCGAAGTTGCCAGCCGAGCCGAAGAAGGTGACCGACAGGTGACAAGGCCGACGTTCAGCGATTTCTGTATCAACACGGTCAAGGGCTACAACAGCGTCGCCCATCCAAGCCTCAGGTACGGACAATGGTTCTTCCAAGAACTTCACAACGTCCATCAAGGGTTAGCGGAGCACATCCGTGGAACCGAGTTCGACCCGTTCTACAAGGATCACGTTGGTGACGACACCCTACATTACCTAATGCTAATGTGGGAAAATGTTGACGCTTCTGCCAAAGTGGTTTGACCCCACAGAACACGTTGAATACCTCTCATCCCAAAACTGGGTAGAGCACAACCCGGGGCCTCTGCTGCTGGAGAACGAACTCGCAGCATCCGAACACCTGTGGAAGCACATCAGAGGCGACGAACTGTATGCCGAAGCCGACAAAACCTTCCGTTGTGAGCATTTTCGCTATCACTCCCAAGACAAAAAGTTCGCACATCTGTTGGCGAATGAAGATCGTCAGCCTCTCGGCCCACACGTTGACTGCCCCACAGTCCCCGAAGAAGTCGTAAACGGCGACAACTTCACCACAGTCCTCGCCTACCTCACCGACGACTACGAAGGCGGCAGACTCCTCGTCCCACCCGCAGACTTCAAACCAAAAGCAGGAACGGTCATCCTCATGGACGGCAGCATCCAACACGAAGTACAGAAATGCCGGGGCCGCCGCATCGTCGCGGTCACTCACCTGTGGCGAACATGACGTACGACCAAGTGATGGACGCAACGGTGAGGCTGTCTCAGCACTCGTCGATGCCCATTTCGATGATCTACTGGAAGTTGATCCTTCACAACAAACCCCTGCTGGCCGAATGGATCCTCATTTATCGTTGCGAACAACTTCGTGGAAACAGCCATGACGTCTACTGGGAGTCCCGGCTGGACCCAGATCTGGTTGCCGAAATCAGCAGGAAATGGATCGAGGAAGATCCGATGGAGTGGACAAAAGTCGCAAAAATGTGTTGGCGATGGCGCAAAAACCCAGAACTCTGGTGGACAAAGTTCGGTTTAGCCGAGGAACCCCAACACGAGTTGTGACAAATCGGCTTCTTCGTCAACATCAGGCCCACCATCCGTTGCCTGTGACACGACCCGACGCTTCCTTTCAACCAGATCGTAGATCTCCTCGTCGATAGTCCCGTCGAGCAGCATGTAAGTCGCAGTTACCGAACCTGTTTGACCGATCCGGTGGCAACGACTGTACGTCTGGTCAACATCGGCGGGTGTCCACGGAAGTTCAACAAATAAAACGTCCTGCGATGCCGTCAACGTGTGCCCGGTTTTGGCAGCCTGAATCGACAAAATTATGACTTTTGCGTCGGGGTCGGTTTGGAACGCTTCTTTCGCATCCTCTATGTCCCCTAGTTCCATGTCACCTTGAATTTTGTAGCCGCCGTACTTGTCGGCAAGCGCATCAACGATGTCACGGTGGTGCGCAGCAACAACGACTTTCCGGGACTCCGCGAGCCGGCCCTCGATCCACTCCTCAATCGCAGGCATTTTTGCTTTCGCCGCTAATCTGCGCAAGATGCTAATTCGCACGAGATGCTGACTAGCCTCGGCTTTCAAACGCGCTCTGACAGCGGCCGACTTCGGGTTTTCCCCAAGTTCTTCAGCGATTTCCACAGCCCTGTCAATAAGATACTGGACAATATCTCGTTCGGCTTTGCGGTACTCCTTCATCTGGGCCGCCGGGACTTCCACGAGCAGCGGGTCATGAACAACAGGAGGAAGTTCAGTCATCACCTGATCTTTGGTGCGACGGATGTAGCAGGTGGAACGAAGCCGTTCGTTTAGTTCCTCTAGATTTGACGCACCCTCAAGATGCCATTGTCCCCACTTGTCACGGAAAGCGTCACAATATCTGCGGTAAAAACCCCATTCGCCGCCAAACGCATCAACTTGACCGATGATCTGTAGTTGCGGTGCGTACTCGGCTGGCCGGTTCGTCACAGGAGTACCCGTAAGCAAGATCACCGGGACGTCGGGCCCGGCAGCCTTCGTGATTGCTTTCGCCGCTTTGGTTCGCTGCGAGTCACGGCTCTTACAGTAGTGAGATTCGTCAAAAACGTACCCGTTGTGACCTTTGAGCAGATCCTTCCAATGGTGGATGTTGGAGTAACCGACAACCAGCACCTCGCTGAACTCTGGGAACTCTTTGCGGTCCACAACAATCTGGACGTCCCGGTGCGGCAGCCAACGATTCCACTCTTTCTTCCAGTTGAGGATCAACGATGGAGGACAAACGATCACGCAGGGGTAGGCGTGTTGGACTTCGACTGCTGCGATTGCTTGAATCGTTTTGCCTAACCCCATCTCGTCGGCAATAAATCCTTTTTTGACCGTTGAGATGTATTCGACTCCGGCTTTCTGGTAAGGCAACAGTTCGCCTTGGAATCCGGGGATGTTGACCTCGGCGTCCGTTGAGCGGGACTTCTCGATCAGGCTGCTGGAGGTTTCGGTGGTTGAGGTGTATGCGTCTCGGACTTCGGGGGAGATTTCGATGTCGAATCGTTCTCCGAAGGTGATGGCCGCATCGCCGGATGTGATCGGTGCCAGCCATTCCTTGCTGTCGGGCGACCATGTGACTCCGGGGATCTGCTTGACTGAGCGGATCCGCACACGTTCGTACGGAAACTTGATACAAATCCAGTTTTCTCGAAGGATGATGTGTTCTGCTGCGGCGGGTGGTTCGGGCAAAGTGATGAGAGCGACTTCCTCTGTCATCTCGTACCCGTACTGGTTGATGAAGTCCCGGGCGGCCCGTACCTCGGCGACTGGGATTTCCCAAAGTTTCGAGCGTTTGTTCCATTTTGCGCCACGAATCTTTTTGATGGCGGTGACTTCTTCGAGAACGTAAGGGGTGTCGACAAGGAGCATGTCGGTGTCTAGCCACAGGTTCACGCTTTTAGTCTAGCCGTAGACAAGGAAGAACCCCCACGTCCTGCGATCCAAGGGGGAGGAGGAGAGGACGTGAGGGTTGCTTCCGTTGTGGGGGTCATCTGGTGGGGGCCAGATGTCTGTAACCCTAGCATCACAAGTTCACGAGCGCAACAACTATTGGTCAAAGATTTTTTTGCTCCGAGGTTGCGTCCCAGACCTATAAGTACTATATTACTAGACATGAAGAAACCACAAAAAGGCGACATCGTCGCAACCACAATCCACGGCAACATCATTCAGGTCTGGTTCCAAAGCCCGACCGGAGACAGTAGCGACGTACAGATTTTCAATCTTGAGTGCGTTTCCTACAACCAAGCAGTTGCCATCGCCAACAACATCAACGCCACAAACGGCATCGAAGTTCTCCACTTGGACTGCCTCAACGACGAGTTGGTCTACAGCGAAGACCTTGAAACCTCAGTAATCTGACCTTCCCCGGCTTCCAGCAAGAGTCCGTCCCTCACAAGGGGGCGGGCTTTTTGCTATCTACGGGCGCGCAACCATTCTTCAACGGTCATTTCTGCCGGGGCTAAACCGCAGCGCCAACGCGACTTCTCGGTGTCAGCCAACGCCTTACACTCAGAACATTGAACAATCGGAGGAAATTCACCGACTTCTGGGTGATCCATCCCCATGTCGATAACCACCCACGAGTGGGAATCCACGTTCGCTGACGCTTCTTCCTCGGAACCTTCGAACTTCGGCTGGATCTTGATGATCTTGGACCAAAAGCGGGACATCAGGTCTCTGGTTCCGCCGGGAACAACTCGGGGTTATCGGATTGGACGATCTCTTCAACAATCAACTTCGTGTAACGCTTGCGGAGACGCCAAATCTTCTTGTTTAACTCTTCCATCTTCATGGTGGAGCGAGCCTTGAACGCAATATCGTCATCGAAATACCCGAACTTGGCAAACATTTCGTCCTGAAGATCTGCTTCGTCGAACAAAATGTCGGTAATCCAGTTCGCCCGGCCGTCAATCTTGAGCATCAGGTCCGCGAGACCTTCAGTCCCGAACTCGTCGTACACCCGTGAGACCAAAGTGTCGCACAGGTGAGAGCGGTAGACCTGCTCAATATTCATGGAGCCAGACATGAAGTCTCCGATCATTTCGATCAGATCTTCTCTGGTGATCTCATCTTCGTTCTCGAACATATGTACCCCCTAACGAGAGCCGTACATACATTTTGACACAAGAAGCATCAGGCAAGCGTTAGGACTGCGTCTTGGGCGCGGGCTTTGGACTTCGTCACCCACGAGTAGTAATCCATTGACGCAGCGGCCCTGTCTTCAGCCCCGGCTTCGCGGTGGTGATCGAGGTATTCGCCGATTGCGTTGTACGCCGCCCATCCGTTGTACCCGTAGCCGCCAGCATTCTTCTTTGAGATGTACAGCGATCGGACGGTCATCTGAAGATTCTCACGATTTTCCCGTTGGATCTTCGTTGCGTCCGACTTCTCGGGGAACACGCTGTCAAAAATCTTGTCGAATTGCCGTGATCCTGCTGGTACTGGGATCCGAAGCATCCGTTCAGCGGTTTGCTGGAAGTTGCGTGCCCATTCGGTTGAGATCGCAAGTACTTCGCCGGCCTGTTCCAACGCTGTGTCTTGGTTTCTGGTGTGACGAGCAGTAAAAACGCTTTTCGCCGAGTCCATTGCCATGATTACGGTGTTGAGGCAGACTGCCCGGATCGGGGTGTTTGCGTAAGTGATCGGGACTTTTCCGTCGTGACCGTTGCGGACGAGGAGGTAGCGTTCGATGCGGTCGTTGACACCTTTCGGGTCGATGACCAGTCCACCCAAGTTGATGGAGGCGAAGAACTCTTTGCCGTCTCGGAGAACACCGCAGGTTTCTACGACTGCTTCTCCTTTGGATGCGCCCACGACGTCAAGTGCTCGTTGGAGTGCTTCCCGGTTTTGGGTGGGGACGTATCGTGTGCCGACTGTGGCGAGCCCGTCGAAAGTCCCGTCTGGGTTGCTGCGTACGGTGGCTCGGGAGTTGTCGATGAGGATTGGTGTCCCATCGGGGTTCAGGATGAATTGGCCGTTGTCGTCTACGGCTGCGACTTTGGTTGTTACGACGTCAAAGTCGGCTTGGGCTGCTTCCAGCATTTGTTCTGCGGTTGCGAGTCCGTTCAGTTTTGTGCCGAGTTTGTGCCAAGGGATGTCGCCTGCGTAAGCCATCCGGGCTGTTCCATCTGCGTTGATTTCAATTCCGTGCATGTGCCCCTCACTTCTCTTTAGATAAATCTATCACACGTTTGCCATTGACGTAGTTGTACACGGTTACCCGTGAAACACCACATGCGTCAGCGATTTTGTTCACTGCTTCGCGGAGTTCGAGAGCCCCGAGGCCCATGAACAGTTGGATGCAGTAGCGGCGTTCTTCGATCGTCAGTTTTGACAGATCGTTGGTCAGCATCCGTCGTCGTACCTCGTCATGGAGGTGGTCGAACGCACCGTGCAGGGTGTAGAGCGGTTCTCTGAGTTCTGTCATGTCCACAGGTTACCGCGATATTGACAGAACGTCAACGTACGATCGCTGTGGCTTTCGGTTTTGTCAAGAACGGAGCGTCCTCAGGGCCACGAACGTGGGGTGCGATCCAAATCAACCTGTGAGCGTCTGGGTCATCAGACGGACCGAGCGACGGATACCACTGGTTGCGAGCGTGACCACGAACAAGTACCCGATGGTCAAGACGACAGCCCTCACCCGTGCCATCGCTGGCGTGACGAGCACGACGAAGTTTGAGGATCGTGATCGGCTCTTTGAGACCAGTCAGCCTCTGTGCTTGACGACGAGTCGCCCGATTCACTTCCTCGGGGGTATCTCTGACGAGGAGTTCCTGCCAGACGAACCTGAACAACGCAACCATGAACCTGCGAACCATGCCGGAATCCTCGGAGCAGATAGTCCCGTCCGCCGAGTCCGCCAACCGAATGATCTGTTCTGCCGTATCTTCTTCTCTGGCCGTTCTCCACGCCGAGCCGTACGCCCATGCCGTGCTGTCCAAGAGCATGAGGCTGGTGTCCGGAATCAAGTCGTCGATCTGCTCTCCGACACCCGTGATGTACCTGAAGCATCCAGCGTCGGTGTACAGGTACATGAACATCCCGTCAATGGGGCGAAGGGTGCCGTCGGGGTCTTTGGTCATCACTTGGTCAGACCTCGCCCATGAGATGGCTCTGACGCCAACCATTTCGGCTTCGGGGTTCTTGTAGAACTCGCCCGTTTCCTCGTTGACATTGGTGGTGGTGACAGCGGTGACGAGAGGCTTCTCTAGGTACACGATTCCGCTGGGGGCGAACATGTCTGAGGCGTACAGTTTTTCGCCGTCGAACTCCTCGGCCGCGATGCTGAGCATGTCGATCATGTCGCTCGACACGAATGTGGTCGGCTCTGCTGTGAGCGCGTACTCCTCCATGATGCAAGCCATCGTGGCGTACATGACCTGCTCGGCGGGTGTGCCATGGTCAAAGGTGTCATGGAAGTACCCGCGTCTGTGGATTGCCCAATGTTCCTTGAGCGGTCCACTCGTGGCTGAAGATGGAGGTGGGGCGGCTCGACCGGAGAGGATCTTTTTCACGGTGCTTTCGCTGAGGCGAAGAGCCTTCGGGCGTTCAGGCTCGTGGGGGAGCCAACGCAAACAACGGTCGACCGCTTCCAGACGTTCGATGTGGTTGTGTACGGCTTTGCCGACACGAACTGTCAATGCCTCCATG